ATCGCCGCAGAGCAGAATATCCAGCAGATAATCTATAAAATCCTTCCGGTCCAGTGCCTCACAGAAAAGCGGATGCCAGTCCTCATCCGTGATCTCCGGCTTGTAAAAATCCTCCCAGAAGGTCAGCCATTTACGATAACGGATCAGCACATCCGCCGCGTGATTCAACCATTTGTGAATGCGTTTCTCGATTCGCCGCACATTGTTTTCCTTCGTTTCTTCCCTTGGCTTTTCAGCCTTCTTCCTGCGTTTTCTCTTCTTCGGTTCCTCATAAGAAATACCGAAATCCGCAGCCAGTTTCTTCGCTGCGTCCACCGGTTCAAGGCCGAAAAGACGACCTGTCAGATCAATGGCATCGCCGTCTGTCTGACATCCGAAACAGTGATACCGCGCATCCAGTTTCATGCTCGGGTGCCTGTCTGGATGGAAGGGGCAGCAGGCCATCCCGTTCCTGTTTACATGGATGCCGTAACGTTCTGCGGCATCCCGGGCAGTTACGCCTGCCCTCACGCTTTCAAATAACCTCATCGAATTCCTCCCAATAAAATTCCTCCTTGTCTCTGAAATGAAAAGAGCAGACATCGCTGTCTGCTCCCGTTCATATCAGTCTTCACTTTTGAAATTCCAGACCACATCAATGGTGTGATCCTTATAAACAATAATCTTGCGGATCAGCAGCTCAACGAGCGGCCTGTCCAGTTTCTCAATCTGCAGATATTCACTGTCCGGCGACCAACCGTCCGGCACCGGTGATGCCTGTTCCATTGCAGCAATCGCCTGGCTCTGCAGTTCTTTTTTCTCCTCCAGCCTTGCCAGCATTTCTTCATAAGTGCTTTTCTGTTGGAGATAGGTTTCCCGTTCTGTCAGACCTTCGCGGTAGGCCTCATAGGCGTGAAACAAGTCCGCGTCAATTTTCTGATAAGACTCCTGCATATCCCGCAAATGTCCTTTTGCAATCTCAACCTTTTCTCTGTGGGCCTTAGCCCGCTCTTCAAGAATTGACTGCATACCGATGCGTCTTCTGGTCTTTTCCTGTATCAGGTCCAGCAGAATCATCTCAAGGTCTTCATCACGGATAGAAGTAACACAGCCAGTTTTAACCATCCTGGTATACTGGCGATGGCAAACGTATTTGGGTCTGCCGTGATAGCTGTGCTGCATAGAATAGCCACATCCGCCGCAGCATACCTTGCCGGAAAGAACGTGCATCTCATGGGCCTTCGACCATCTTTTGTTGCCCTCCAATTTTTTCTGGACAGTCTTATATGTCCTGTCATCGATCAGCGCAGGGTACGCACCTTCTACCCGTTTCCATTCCTCCTTCGGATAGAAAGTACCGCCTCCTCCGGAACCAAGAATCCTGTTGTGTGCCTTATGATAAACCGCCGTTCCTCGATATGTTTCGTTACGCAGTATTCTTGAAATGGCAAAGGTCGACCAATCCTGATCCTGGATCTCCATTCGGAAATAACTCTTTCCGTCACGCTTCTTGATATAAACAGCAGGACTGTCGATACCGTCTGCATTCAGTCCCAGTGCGATCTTCGACATACTTTTTCCGGAAGCATATTCCGAAAATATTCTTCGGATGACTTCAGCGCCTTCCGGCTCGATCTCCAACTGGTAGCGATCATGTTCGCAACGTCTGTACCCGTATGGAGCATATACGTTCATGAATTTGCCTTGTTCCTTACGGACCGTAAGAGAGGTCTTGATCTTCTGTGACAAGTCCTCACTGTAAAAATCGTAAAGCAGTGCCTTGAAAGCCACATCGATTTCTCCAACGCCGCCTTCACATTCACTGCTGTCGTAACTGTCATTGATAGCAATGAAGCGTATTCCCATGAACGGAAGGATCTGCTCCGTGTACTGTCCCAGTACCAGATAATCTCTGGAAAATCTGGACATATCCTTTACGATGATGCAGGATATCTGTTGTTTGCGGACCATCTCCAGAAGCTGCTGCACACCCGGCCGGTTCAGGTTCTTGCCGGAATAGCCGTCATCTTTCAGTTCCACGACCTCCATCTTTTTCAGCTGCTTATCCCGGCGGATATAGTCCATGATCAGGTCTCTCTGGTTGGAGATACTGTTGCTTTCATCATGAATAAGATCGTCTTCCTTGGAAAGTCTCAGATAAATTGCTATGCGTTCCATTCGTTTATTCCTCCTTTCCGCCCGGATATAAATCCTCTTTGGAAAATCGCCAGGTAATCTGCAGTTCATGTTTCGGGTAAAGTTCGATTCGTTTGATCAGAAGCTGCAGAAGATTTCTGTCCAGTTCTCCTTCGGATGCCTCATTCAAGCCTTCCAACCAGCGCTGTTTCTGCCTGACTTCCGCTTCATATCGGGTGCATTTTTCCTGCAGCTGACTGAGCTCATGTTCCAGAATCTCACGCTGTTCCTCTGCGCTTGACCTTCCGGCCAGGTATGATTCTTTGGAGAGAGTTCCCAGAACATATGCTTCATACTGTGAGGCAAAAACGGCATCAAGATCCGCAACCTTAGCGGACACCCTGCGTATATCTCTGTGCCAGGCATCCAGTGCCGTTTTCAGTTCCTTCTCCATGATTCGTTCCAGATCTCCGCCGGAGTTATTGAAGGATCGAATCACATCACCGATCAATCCCTTCAGAATGGAAAACAGCAGCTCTTCTGTGATAGCTACACCCTTGTGTGCCTCTGCCGAGGAAACATATCTGCCCACACAACGGTAGTTATACCTTCTTATCGGTGGATCAAAACTGACAACATGGGAAATATATCCCAGACTCTCGCCGCAGATGCCGCAGAAGATCATTCCCTTCAGAGGATTGGGCTTTATCGGAACGTCCGTGTGTTCCACGCTGAAGGTGCTGTCGGCAACTTTTTTCGCAAGCTTCTTCTGCACCTGATCAAAGGCTTCTCGGGAAATAATCGGCTCATGTGTGTTTTCCTGAATAATCCATTCTTCTTTATCTGTGAAGTGACGTTCCTCGCCTTTGTAATGGCGGCCTCTTCGTTTCCCCTGAACCATATTGCCGATATAGGCCTCATTGTGAAGGATATTGCTGACGGTTCCGATGTACCAGTGATGTTCCTCGTCACCATCCTCAAGATACAGATGGCCTATCTTCATGTACTGACCCGGAATGCTGACCTTTTGTTCCTCTAGACTCCTGGCAATTTCACGCAGTGTGATGCCATCAAGAGCCATGGCATAGATTTGCCTTACAATGTCCGCGGCCGGCTCATCAATGATCAGCTGCCTGAGTTCATGTTTCTCATCTACCTTATAACCGTAAGGGGCATTCCCTCCGACAAATTTTCCGCGATGCTGATCCTGACTTCTGGATACGCTGAGTCGCTTGGAAACGTCTCGTGCATACATATCGTTGACCAGATTCTTCAGGGCAATCTCCATTTCTTTATTGCCGTTGTGCTCCTCATTCGTATCAAAATGGTCATTCACGGAAATAAAGCGCACCATCAGGAACGGGAAGATGGTTTCCACATAGTTGCTGGTCTCCAGATAATCTCTGCCCAGTCGGGACAGGTCCTTTACAATGATGCAGTTGATCTTTCCGTTTCGGATGTCCTCCATCATCCGTTCAAAGCCCGGACGCTTGAAATTGGTCCCCGAGTATCCTTTATCCGTATATTCATAGATCTCTGTAAATTCCGGCCGGGATGCTACAAACTTGCGCATGAGTTCCAATTGGTTTTCTACCGACTCCGATGGGCGCGTATAAGACTCCACCGACAATCGGGCATAGATACCGACACGCCAAGTCTCTTTTACAGCAGGCGTTTCCTCCGGCATTTGTCTGTCCGCCGCATTAAAGCGGTTCTTTGTTCTTGCCATAGCCTCCTCCTTTACCTTGCTTGCTGCAGGATCTGCTCACATTTCTGAATCTCATCGGTATAGCGATAGCGAATCTCAATGGTATTGTCCGCATAGACCAGAATACGGTCCACCAGGCTGACCAGCAGGCGATGATTCAGTTCGTCCACATGCCGATTTTCTCTGAACTGCTTCAGGATTTCATCCGCCGCAATACCGTTCTGATAGATGCGTTCTATCAGTTCCTTCTGTGCTTCAATGGCAGCCTGCAATGCGATTTCCCGTTCTGTATACTGACCGCGGTAACGGTCAAACTGAGCCTCGCTGATTAGACCCTCCTTCAGATCCTGATAGAGTGCGGATTTCAGTCTGTTGTATTTCGCCAGTTCTTCTTTCAGATTTCTTATCTCAAGGTCACCTGTGACGGCATCTTCACGGCTGATATGAAGCTTCTCCAGATTTCGGGCCAGTTCATCGTAACGGCAGAGCTTGCGGATCATAACGTTGATACTGTCCAGAACAATTGCCGTAAGATCCTCCTCCAGAATATCGTGACTGCTGCAGCCGGTCTTTTTGACGTACCCGGAACAGTGATAGTGATAGGCGGACCCGTCTTTCAAAGGTCGCTTTCTTCTGACCAGAGATTTTCCGCAGTCCCCGCAGAAGATGAGCCCGGCAAAGATATTCGGGGATTCACCGTCTGCGATCTTGATCACATCTCTTTCCAGAAGAGACTGAACGATCCGGAAATCCGCCTCACTTATGATGGGATCGTGGGTACCCTGAACGATATCCCATTCTTCACGAGGTTTTTTTATCAGCTTGTTGACCTTATAGCTGACTCTGCTGGACTTACCCTGAACCATATTGCCGATGAGCATTTCGTTCTTCAGGATGCGGATCACCTGAGTTGCGCACCATGTGGACCGGCTGATCTTGCGTCCCTTTTTGTAGTTATCCCCGCAGCTGCGCTTGTAGTCTGCAGGCGTCATAACCCCGGTGCGATTCATTTCCTCTGCAATCGCATTGGCACTGTGACCTTCGATTTTCATTGAAAAGATCCTGCGGATCACATCAGCCGCCGTTTCATCGATGATCAGATGGTTGACGTTCTCAGGATCTTTCTTGTAACCATACGGGGCAAAAGGCGCAATGTACTCGCCCTTCTCGCGCTTCACGCTGAAGCTGGACCGGACTTTTAGGGAAATATCCCTGCTGAAATTATCATTGGTCAGTGCCTTGATCGGCATGATCAGATGATCGTCGCTTCCGTCCGCCGTCAGGGAATCGTAATGGTCATTGATGGCAATGAAACGCACGCCTTTCTGGCGAAACACCTTATTGATATAGTTGCCGGTCTCAATACGCTCACGGCCGAAACGCGACAGGTCCTTGACCACAACGCAGTCAATTCTGCCGTCGTCAATGTCATACATCATGCGCTTCAGTTCGGGGCGCTTGAAGTTGGTTCCGGTGTAGCCGTCATCGATATAGGTATCCACCAGTTCCAACTCCGGGTGCTGCTCCAGAAACCGACCGGTAATCAGTCTCTGATTCGAAATACTGTTGCTCTCGGATTTTTCCACGCCGTCTACATCTCCGTCACCCTTGGACAGACGGAGATACAGCGCTGTTTTGTACACTTTCTTCTCTGTCATACACTTCCTCCTCAACACCGCATAGATACAGTTCGTTCAACATACTGCGTCAGCAGACTGGTGAGGCTCTCCTCACCGGCAAATGTTTCTTTTACGCGGTATTTTCCATATCTCCGGTAACCGCCCCCGGTGCTTCCCGGAACCTTAATTCCCATCCGACGTAATAACCTTTCCCCGAAGAGTTTCAGGTGATTTCTCTCCAGCGCGGGTGTGATTTCGACCATCACAGCCTCCTTTCCCAAAGGCACAAACCAGTCGATCTGCACCCCTGAATTAAACATGTTCTTCCTCATGCAATATCCTCCATAGAATAAAAATCAGTTTCTTAACTTCTTTTGTTTGTCGTATCCTTCGATTTCCTGCAGCTCACGCTTACGGTCACAACAGTTTCCTGTCCACAGTTCCGGGCCCAGAGGCTCTGTTCAGCTTGACCCCGTTCTCTCCATCCTTAACAGGCTAGGTTGCTGTTTCATTCGGACCTTCCGTCCTCTTTACTCACCATATCGGCCTGCTTCCTCGGATGGGTACTGCTCGTACGCTCATTCAATTGGAGGCTCAGTATAGCAAGAAAAAAGGCCTTGTCCCGTATATCCAAAAGGTCGGTGAAACGTCACAAATCGGACAGATTTCCGCGTTTTCGGATACGCCTGACAGAGGCTGTCAGACCGGTAGAAAAAGCTTCAGAATCCGTTTGCTGTCCATATTTTGGGACACTATTTTGTGATATACTATGATCAGGTAAATATAGGTGAGGTGATCATTGATGTATGTAAAACTCTCCCTTCAGGAGAAGCTGAAGGATCTGCGCGTAGCCAGACATCTGACGCTTTCCGAGCTTGCAGATGCAACCGGCATCGCCAGCTCTACGCTCGGAGAATATGAAAATAACGACTACAAGGA